AAATATTATTCTAAACTCATAAAATTTATTTCTAAATTTATCCCCAACTTCTAACTGATCTTTCTTTTTAAGAGGCAATAAATCATGTTCAGCAACTATTTTATTCACTCTTTTCTTTTTACCATAAGGCCCTTCATGGATGTAGCTAATAGCATATTCTTTTTTAAATTTATCCCTTTTTGGTGCAATTCCAAATATTACAGCTTTTTCTCTTGATTTAATAGTTTCACTGTCAAATGATTTATATATAACTTCATCATCAATATTGAATCTGTCAGAGGCACTAAAATTACTTGGGTCAAATTGTTTTCTCCAAACCACAATATAATTGTCTTTTTTATTAATTTCTTCTATAGTACCTTTATCACCTTCTTCAATATCTAAATACATATCAGTATAATTATGCTTAACTGTTTGACCTACATAGCAATCTTCTATTTTCATTATTTATCCTCCTTAATTTTAATATCAGAAGCTATATCCCAAGCTGATAATCCACCTATAATAAATAGCAACTCTCTAAACACATCATAACTGAATAAATTCCACACTCCATAACTAAATAATCCTATACCTGTTAAAAAGAATAACCAAAATAGTAATATGTTAAATATCTGCTTTACTTTCATGCTTATCCTCCTTAGCTGCATAAGCTATAATTGAATAACCAGCAATATCTTTGTTAGGGTCTTCATCCATCAAATCACCTTTAGGATTGCTAAATATCCTCGCTTGCTTATCTATTACCCTTGCCTGCCTTGCTATAACATCAATCATTTCTTCTGGTATAGTGTATGTTCCATCGTCATTGCTGTAAGGCTCTAAAAACACCTTTAATATGCGTTTTGTGTTGTTTATGCTATTTCCATATGCTTGATTTTTGCGGTCCACTAAAGCACCTATTCGCTGACCGATAGTTTCATATTTGATGTGGTTATTCATTTCTATATTCCTCCAATTTAGCTTTTAGTTCTCCGATTAATTTATCAGCTTCTTCAATGTTTTTTTGGCCTTCAATTGTTGGATTAAGACTTTTGATTATTCCAAAAACACCTTGTAATAATAATATCCACACTTTGAGTTTAAGTTTTGTCATTAAAATCAACTCTATCGTTTAAATATTCTAATATTTTATTTTCCATTAATCTTTCGTCATAACAACTAATTGTATCATCTAACACGACTTCTTCCACAAATAATTGTATAGCAAAATATAATTTATTTTTATTGACTTTAACACATCTTTCAGCTAATATTTTAGATACTTCTTCATTTCTCATTATCTTCCCTCCAATGATGTAAACAAGTATAAGCTATTGCTATTGCATCGGCTTCATCTTTTTGCACATCCTCAATACCATACTTGCTGCACACTAATTTGTTAATATCATCTTTGCTGGCCCTACCATCACCCGTAAATACTTTCTTAATATGTGCAGGTGTATAACCTCCTACTTCAATTTTACCATTCATTAACATTATTGCTCTGTATATTCCCAAAAAATTAGATGTACTTCTCAAAGTTTTTCTATTCGGACCATAAGGTTTTTCAAATCCAAAGTAATCAAAATCCTTTTCACGTAACTCATCAAAAAAATTGATAACATTTAAATCCCTATCTGTGCCAGTTTTCTTAAATGTAAAATTACCACTCTCTATTAACTCATCATTTTCTGATATTATTGCCCATCCACAATGATTTGAGCGTGTGATACCGGGGTCAATTGCTAGTATATTCAGAAGCTTTTTCCTCCCATCTTAATTTAATTATTCCTTTATATTTTTTATTTTTATTTAACTTATTCTTAACTTTAATTGACTGCCTGCCGACTTTTGAAGCTGTCTGTATAATCATATAATTAAGTGTGAATACTTCTTTTGCTAATTCTTCTTCACCATCATTCATTAATTCATCTGCCAGCTTACTAAGTCTATTAACCTCCTCTTTATCAAAGAAATAATATACATTATCAGCTTTAAATTTCATATAACCACCCCTTATAATTGAGAAGCAAGGCAATGTCTAACTGCTAGCCTCACAGTACCTCAACTTCTCAGTCGGCTAAAAATATAATAAAAGTTAATTGTTGGCACTTATTCTAATGTCGGTGTTTAATCTAATTAGAAACTATCATCGAAATCATCAAAGCCATCAACTACATCATTTGAGTTTTGTTGAGTATTATTTGGCTTCTGTGAAAAGTTAACTACTTTATCGGCGTTGATTTTCAGCTTGCTTCTTTTCTCGCCGTCACCATTTTCCCATCTATCCTGTCTTAATTCACCTTTAACCAATACTAAATCACCTTTTTTAGCATCCTTGTTATATTCAGCTTGCTTGTAATTACCTCTATCCCAAATAGTTACATCAATGAAATCTGTTTCATCACCATAACTTCTATTAACTGCCACTGTAACATTAGCAACACCACTTCCATTATTAGCATATCTCATTTCTGCATCTCTAACAAGATGACCTAAAATAAATACTTTGTTCATATTTGGCATTTTACCCCTCCATTTTTTTACTAATCTTATTTCCAAATTTAGTATTTTTGCAAATAACTATCTCACTGGACAACTTCCACCGCTTTCACAACTGCTTCCAACATCTCTTTCATCAACACTTAGCTTAATATCAACTTCTTCTTCAAGATTAGCATCACAATGCAAACAATAACCTCTGTGATTAGATGTTAACTTACCACATTTAGGGCAGTTAACCATTTCAATTTCTTTGGACATATTCCACCTCCTTACTAATATTATTTTCATTTTTAGTATATTTGAAAATAACTATAAATCACGCCCCATATTATTTTCCCAAGCTGAGTCTAAAATTTTCTGCATTTCTATTACATCTTTTTTAATTTCAATTAACAATTCCCTTTCTTCTGCATTTGGATGTTTTCCTAATAATTCGTCTATTTTACCTAACGTGTCATATTTTTCTGGTAAACTCATATGTTTTCCTCCCTCTCTGCCCTCTTATCTACCCACATAAAACACATTTCATGCATACCGTCAATTTCTTTTTCATCAGGCTTAATTTCTTGCTTACACTTTTTACATATTTTCATAGCTTCCTCCTTTTCTATTTAATTTTATATTTATCTAAAAAATCAAATATTATAAAACCCGCTTGGATTATAAAAACTATTGCATATATTGAAGTTATTGTCATAATTCCGCCAAATAATAAATCGAACGCCCACTCGTCTAACTTATGTGCATACTTGTTAAAAAATATCCATAAAACAATTAAGCTAATAGTTAGTGAAATCATATTATAACCCCTTTCTAATTTTAAGCAACCATTCAGCAGGTTTGTCAGTTAACTTTTCCATTGTGTCAAAAAACTTAATTATAATTTTAGGTAGATTTTTAGGATACTTTTTATTTTTAATAGCTGCGTATTGGTCTGGATGATCAACTTTTAATTCTTCTTCAATGGAAACTTTAAGCAATTTAATCGCCCCCCTAATTATCTGACATCATTTTTAATTCGCATTGGCCTTCAGCAGTCTTTTCTTTGCGCCCTCCATTTATCCACCATTCCATTACTTCTTCACCGGTTTTCCATTGTGTTTCTTTACCTCTGCGATTTCTTTCTTCTAACATTCTCTCAAATGTTCTAATATAATTTTGATAAAACTTAGGGTATTTGTGTGCTTCAAATTTCATTTGTCGCTTATTGGCAAGCGGGCACATTATACAACCTAATCTATCAAATCCTTCATCATATAATTTACAGTAGTTTAAGTTTTGTTCTTCAATGAAATCCCAAACATCTTTATCCGACCAGTTGATAATCGGGTTAAGATAAAACTTATCACTTTTTCTAGTATCTTGCTCAAAAACACACCTATTTGCTCTATTATTACTTTCGGCTCGTCTGACGCCTGTGACAACTATTTTTCTACCATTGCCGCCTTGTTCTTTTAGCACATCACAACAATATCTAACCATTCTAGTAGGAGGCATTAATTTTCTAGGTATAAGTTCCCACATGGTTTCTTCTGGATGGTGCATTTCTACATCTGGATGTTCATTTCTAATATAATTAACTAACTCTGGAGGATCAACAGTAGTCATATTATAATGAGCATCATATTTAACCTCTGCCATATCGGCAAGCGTTTTTATAACAAGACTATCCTTCCCACCACTAAAAGCTAAATAATAACCTTCATCTATTTGGTGCATTTGCAAAGCAATTACTGATTGTTTAACTTTATCCTCAAATTCCATTCCATCTTCACCAATTTTAGCTCTTTGTAACATTTTAATTCACTTCCCAAGCATCTAATACTTCTTTATTAGAATGATCAAGCTCAAATTTATTTATTCCTTTTTCAAAACTTTCAGCTTTAATTGAAGATTGTCCTTGATATTTACTTTCTTTATCAACATAATAAATTAATATTTCTTTCATTTTCATCACCTCTTACTTAATATTATACAGCACATATTCCAAAAAGTCAAGCTATTTTAATAATTATTTTCTTAAAATTTCAATTTTATTTTTCATTCCCATATCCAGCTCATAACCATCCTCCCAACGAACAATATCTTTGTAGAAATACATCTTGCAGACACCTGTCCCCGATGTTCTTCCTTTCTCCTGTATCATCTCGCCTAATACTCTATTCCCTCTAGTTTTGTTCTGTTTTTCAATAGACTTTTCTTCTAAATAATCCGGTCTGTGCAACAACCATATTTCATCAGCTGTTTCCTCAATTTCACCGCCACCTCTCATATCGCTCATTTGTGGTCGCTTGCCTTCTTTGTGATTACTTCTTGTCAACTGCGAAACTAGAATAATCGGCACATTAAGCTGTAATGCAAGACTTCTAAGGCTTCGACATATACCACCTATTTCTCGCACCATATTAGCTCTCTTGTCATATCCTATATTTTGCAGATAATCTACAACTATCACATCGAGTTGGCCCATATCCTTGTTAATTTTTCTGCAAACAGCTGCGATGTCATCAACATTCATATTTCTTTTTTCGCTGATGAATAAGTTTTTCTCATACTTATCTAATATATTATAAGCATTAGCAATAGCATTTTGTTGAACCTCTGATAACTTTTGAGCCTTGTCATAATCATTAGCAGGCACACAACTTTCGCTAACTATTAAGCGATCAACCACTTCTTTTGCGTCCATTTCAAGCGATATCATAGCTGCTTTGCCACCATTGAATAATATATTTCTCATCACCTTAATCGCAAAAGCTGTCTTACCTACCGACGAGTTAGCTCCTAATACCGTAAGGTGTTTTCGCTTAAGTCCGCCCCACTTGTTGTCTATCTGATACAATCCAGTCTTAACGCTATCATCACCTTCACCTTCTAATCGCTCCACATAGTTGCCATACGCCTTGATTAGAGCATCGCCAAGCAGGTAGTTAGTTTCGTCATTATCCAGCTCTGAAGTAACTTTAAATATCATTTCTTGCGATTTGTGTAGATACTCGTCAATATCTAAATCTTTCTTTTTTGCTAAGTTATAAATATCTTTGCTGACGCTTTTTAGATTGTGTCTAATATAATTTTTGTGCAGCAAATCTAAACTATCATCAAACTCGTGAAATAAGTCTTTTTCTGGCAGTTCGTCAGCAGCAACTTCTACTTCAGTCGCTAGCTTAACTATGCTTAACTGTTCGTTATTATTCCTTTTTTTAACTATCCAATTATATATTTTCTTCATCTTATTATCAGTAAAATAATTAGGTTTACATTTTTGTATTAAATCATCAGCTAACTCTGGATCGGCAAGTGTTGCAGCTATCACATTTTTTTCTAACTCAATTTGGTTCAAACTTATTCCCCCTCATAATATTCGCACTCATCTAGATTATAATCAAATCTGCATCTACCTACACTACATATTCTACAAAATTCATCTCTAACATTTTTAGGTTCTTCACCGGTGAATTTTGACCTGTATTCTGTAAATGTTCCAAACTCTTTTTTGAAAAAATATAGTGATGGATATTCTATCATTTTTTCTTTAGCAAAATAAACTATACCTTTATAATCTAATATCCCATTTTTAATAC